AAGTAGCGGGTGACCACTATAAAAATCTCAAAATTCAGCCAATAGAATACATCATGGCGAATCAATTACCCTTTGCAGAAGGCTGTATCGTTAAGTATGCGACACGTTGGAGAGACAAGGGAGGAGTGGATGATCTTAGGAAAATAAAACAGTTCTGCGACTTTATCATTGAGTCAGAGTTGGAAAAGCTAAAGAACGTCCAGCTTTAGTAATGACCCTTCCTGATTAGGTCAGTAACCTCTATAGCCCTGTTACCGACCTGATTAGCCCACTTTGAGTCAAGGAAATGGTCAGCAGCTTCATCAAACAAGCCCTCTTCCATGCTTTTCAAAGCGTTCTTAAAAGTCCTTAGACGAGTAATACCCAAATTAAAGCACAGATTAATCATTGCGTCTTGTCTGGCTCTACACAGCTCTGGATACCACTTGAAGTTCATAATTAACTCTCTGTCACAACGCTCAATATCGTTGTCTAACAGATACAGCACCTCGTCCTCAGACAGACCTATAGAGTCTAAGTTTCTACCGACTCCAATGGTAATGTCCTCGGTCAATACATCCTCGTAAGGCTTTAATCTCATGCCTTCGTGCTTGATTAAAAGGCGCTGCAATCTATTCACGACTTTCTGAAGAGTCCAGTGGCATTAAAGAGAGTAACAACAGCAGCAACAATATCATGAGCCACAGGCTGTAGCTTATCAAACGACTCGTCAATATCATCAGCTTTTTCAAGTGCTGCTTTGAGCATGATATCAAACGCAGCAAGTTTTTCCTTGCCAGCGCCATCATCAGGGATAGTCTCTTCTATCAGTTTGACTATCTCGACTACGGTGTTCCAGAGCTTCCGTACCCAAGACAGGTAGGTAAGAATGTTCATAGTTTACACTCCACAGTAAGTAAGATTGCTTCAATACCCCAGACATTAGGTACAACCTCCACCCAATGTGGGTTTACTATAACAGGTTTTACACCTACGCTACATCCCGACCTTCTCAGATGTTGATAGTGTAAGCACCCAGTTGACAAGAGCGAGAATGCCAACAGCAACAGAATCAACGGTAGCCTCGTCCACTGGTATCGCATACCCAAATGCCTCCGCTGCCTGAATAGCTGCCCAGATAGCCCCTGTGAGTGCCGTAGCGGTCATCTGACGGCTTTTCCACTTGGCTGGGTCTGCTACTGACTTGCCTTTCTGTAATAGCGTGATAGCCGCCTTTGCCTTCTTAATCATCTTCTACGTCTTCCAGTAAGTTATATGATATGGAGGTTTTGTAGATGTCTAACAGGCCGATAATCGTAATCTGATTAACGCCTAGATCAATATAGTGTTCAACCCACTCACCTAAACGGTCTAATGCTTCCTCTGTCAAACGGTCATTCCGTACATCTGGAAACTCAATTGTGGTCATCCTATATACCTTACGGCTGCGCCAATTGCCGCTGCTAAGACTAGCCAGACTATACGCTCGGCTGATTTACCTTTAACAACACTCTCGGACAATCGGTCTACCTTCTCATCCATTGAGTCTACTTTGCTTTCAATATGCGACTGCCGATTAAACACAGTAACAAGTCTTTCCTCAACACGCGCCAATGACACGATAGCTTCTTGCAAGGTATCAATCTTCTTCTCTACTCTGCTTAATCGGTCTTCCATACTACACCTATAATGTCAGGTCAGGAGCTTTACGAGTAGCTCTGATTTGGTAAACGTGGCGAAGCGCCTCTCCTCCGTCACGGTGAAATGTAATCTGAGTCATCACGCTAGATGCTGAATAGCCATGACTTGCATGGTAAGAGTCTGGAAAAGCCAAGGTTCCGAAGGCTTCCACGAACACACCATTATCACTCTCTATCGCGTTCTGATGATGAATATGACCGACCAACCATTTGCGGTAGTTAGTAGACGACCATTGATCTGGTAGCATCCTTGGTAAGATAGCTGCCAGTTTATTAGCTTTAACTTTGTCGCCGTGATGTACAGCAATCAAAGTAGCCCCAAATTGCAGAGTGTGGAAGAATCCGTGAGGGTCTAAAATGTTTACTCGTGGCTCTTTTGAATAGTAGAACTTCAATATCATCGCCAAAGCAATAGCGGTATCTGAATCATGGTTACCACGAGCCATAATTACACTGACGTTTTTGTGCTTTGATAGCATCTTCTCAATAGCAAAAATAAACGTCTGCGCTGCTGTTTCTAGTACCACCTCAATGCGAGTATCTACGTCTAACCGAGTGCCACCAAAGGTAGTCCCTGCCGAGCCGTTAGCGTGTATAAAATCGCCCACGTTTACTAAGAGACTATGCTGAGATGGCGTAGATACGCTTACCAAGTAAGAAATCCCCTCAAGATGAGACTGTGCTGCTATCTTAGTGTCGTAATCCTGCTCCTTAGTCTCACGAGAATCAGCCCTCATGCCAAAGTGTGCGTCGCCTATTACGATAGTAGGCAGTAGATCAGGGTCAAACTTCTTAGTCTTCGGCTTAGCCTTTGGCTTGTACTTAGGAAGACCTTTAGTTAAGCCATCAACAAAACCTTGCAGAGCTTTGTCTCGCTCTGCCTCGGTCATTGTCCTTTTAGTTTTCAACCAAGCCTTGTTACCTTCATCGTCTTTGGTGAAGATAGACCGACCAATGACTACTTCGCCTTCTGGAACGTGACGAGTCGCATCCCAGTTATCACTGTAGCCCGCCGCAGCAGCGGTATTTTTTACATACGCAATATGGTCACGCACCGTTGAGCAAGATATGCCAAGACGCGATGCGGTCATCCCGCTGTTGCGACCACACTCTTCCCAAGTGAGAATTGTTTCTATTTGCCTGTCTGTCTTGGCGTAGTCTACAAGACTCATTAAACAACCCTAACCTTGAGGTTATTCCCTGCCAAGGCTGTAATCCTTACCTTGTCCTGAGCAGGAGCATCAAAGTCATAGTCAGTTCCTAAGACCGCACCTTTGTTCAACACAGTAGCATCGTAGTTAATTGCTACGCCGTCTGACGAAGGCACTGTAGTCCCTGATGTCATGTTGAAGACTATCGCTAGATCAAGATCGTTACCAAGAGCTATGTGGTTCGGGTCTGTTACTGCGTCTAGTTGAGTCTTGTCCATTTGGTTTGTGTAGGATGCTGTTGTGTATCGGTAAACAGAATCATTTTGAGTTCCAACAATAAACATTTTACTTCCGTCAGCACTAAAGGCTATTCCTGTTGCAAGTGTTTCTTGAGATGCTAACGAAAAACTTACTCCAGAATAAGACGCAGTTGATACGTCAAAGCCTGTAGACAGCGTGTATTTAAAAACAGCATTAGAAGTGTAGCCAACAATAAACATTTGAGTTCCATCGGCATTAAAAGTCAAACCATTTGGATTAATGTCTTGTGCTGATACACTAAAAGAATCTACAAGTGACGCAGTAGATATATCATAAGCAGTTGATAAGGCGTATTCAATGACACTATCCGACTGAACGCCAACAATAAACATCGTTGTTCCATCAGTGTTAAAAGCTACTGCACGCGGGTCGTTTTCACCTGTTGCTGTTGTTGCGAAATTCTGAGTATAGGACGCTGTAGATACGTCAAACCCTGTAGATAAAGCGTATTGAAGTATGCCCGAATTAAAAGCGTCACTAAGATACATTTTAGTTCCGTCAGTACTAAAGACAACATCCGATGGAGATAGTGTTTGGGCTGACACATTAAAGCCTTGAGTAAATACTGCTGTTGAAACATCAAAAGCTATCGACAGGGCGTACTCATCAACATCCTTTGAAGCACTACCAATAGAAAACATTTTTGTTCCTGAAGGATTAAAAGTAATGCCTTGCGGAGTTGTTTCTTGTGCCGCTATAGAAAAGCTAACAGAGTCATAACTTGCATTAACCAAACCATAACCCACAGCAGCACCCTCCATAGCCTCAGCCAACGTAGCTAACTCTGTATTCGTAGCGCCGTTTACCCAAGTCTCTGAAGCGTATGTGCCGTTAGAGTTGTACTGCCAAGTCCCTGCGTTGTTCTTAACAATATCTCTCTCGCCTTCTGTGTTATCAATAACAGTCCACGTTGTTCTGTCGTCTGTAGAGATAGCGTAGTAGACGTTACCGTCACCTGCGGCTTGGTCTGCTGTCATCGAGTTGATGTCAGTCCAGTAGGTAGTGTCTGTTGAGGCTGTGGTGTGTACTGGTTGGTAGCCTGTTGTGATGGCTGTTGTGCCTATAGAGTATTCATAGACATTATCTCCAGTAGCACCAACAATGAACATTTTTGTTCCATCAGTATTAAATGCTATCCCATTTGGTTGCGTGTCTTGTGTTCCGATAGAAAAGTTCTGAGAATAAGAGGCAGTAGATACATCAAATCCTGTACTTAGCGCATACTCATTTACGTCTTGTCCTGTCTGCCCCACAACAAACATCTTCGTGCCGTCAGTATTAAATGCTATATCTCGTGGGTTTGTGTCTTGTGTTCCGACAGAAAATGCATCTGTAAAGGACGCTGTAGAAACATTAAAACCAGTTGATAATGCGTATTCATTTACATTATCTCCAGAAGAGCCAACAATGAACATTTTAGTTCCTAAAGTGTTAAAGGTCAGTCCATGTGGCGCTGATTCTTGCGGCCCAAAGTTAAAAGAAACGCTATCATAACTGGCTGTTGATACATCAAATCCGGTAGACAATGTGTATTGGTAAACGTAGCCCGTCTGTTCGCCAAGAATAAACATTTTTGTTCCGTCAGTGTTGAATGCTAAATCGTATGGAACGCCATCTTGAGAAGCAATACTAAAAGAATCTGTAAATGAAGCTGTCGAAACATCAAATCCTGTAGACAGTGCATATTCATTTACATCGTCTCCTGTAGTTCCGATAACAAACATCTTAGTACCATCAGTGTTAAATTCTATTCCTTGTGGTGAGTTTTCTTGAGCAGAAACACTAAAACTCTGAGAATAAACAGCAGTAGATACATCAAACAGACCTGTCTGCACACCACTCAACTGCAAATCCCCATCAACAGCATTATAGACAACGCCGTACATCTCCCAAGAGCCTGAAGCGACTTGAGCGTATGATGTAGGCGCTGTAGTCTCTACATAAGAACCGTCTGTGGCTGTTAAGACAAACACACCTGAGTTAGCTTCGATGGTCTTGCCTACGTCTGCTGAGGCGAATGAGCCTGTGCCGAGTGCTAGTGCTAGAGGAAGAGAGTATTCATTTACGTTGTCGCTTGCATAGCCAACAACAAACATTTTTGTTCCTTGAGCATTAAAAGCCAAGCTCGACGGATTCGTGTCTTGAGAAGAAACGTCTAAACTTTCGACAAAAGAAGATGTGCTTATATCGAACGCGGTAGACAATGAGTAACTATTAACATTATCACTAGCATTCCCAACAACAAACATAGTTGTTCCTGTTGCATTAAATGCGACATCAAGCGGTTGTGTTTCTTGTGAAGATACAGAAAAAGCCTGCGTGTAACTCGCGCTAGACACATCAAACGCAGTTGATAAAGCATACTCATCTATTGCGCTAGAAGAGTAATCAGCAATAAACATTTTTGTTCCGTTTGCATTGAAAGAAACTCCTCTTGGAGTTGCGGTCTGAGCAGACAAAGAATAATTTTGAGAGTAACTAGCTGTAGAAACATCAAACCCAGTAGACAATGTGTATTCGTTTATATCTACTCCGGTAATACCAGTTACATACATTTTAGTCCCATCAGCGTTAAAAGCTAAGCCCCACGGGCTAGTGTCCTGTCCTGATACAGAAAAACTGTCTACAAAAGAAGCGGTGCTTACGTCAAATCCTGTTGATAATGTGTATTCATTTACGTCTAGTCCTGCGATTCCAAGAACAAACATCTTAGTTCCGTCAGTGTTGAAAGCCAAACCTCTTGGGCTTGTCTCCTGTCCTGAAACACTAAAACTGTCTACAAATGATGCAGAAGATAAGTCACCAACAAAATCCAACGTAGTCGCATAAGCACTATTCAATCGCGTGTAATTCTCTGTAGTTGAATTAACATCCCAATTGTTGTTAGTCACGCCTGACTGTGGAACTTCTTTAGTCACAGAAACAATAGGCGCAAGCACTGAGCTTGTCAGGTTTATGGTAGATGACTCGCCAGTAGTGAAGGTCTTGGTTAGTGTGCCAAGTGTTGGGTCTGTTGTTAGAGTTTGCCAAGTCGGTGTAGTGCCGTTGGTAGACAGGTACTTGCCTGACTGACCTGACTGACTTGGGAAGTCTGTAACCTGTGATAATGTGACTGATGTCGCAACAGGTGCAACGTCCTGCCAGACCGATCCTGTGTAGACCTTCATCGCAGTAGTTGAGGTGTTGAAGTACAACGCACCAGTGATTAGAGCGTTTCCGTCATTGTCTAATGTAGGGTCAGATGCCTTCTCGCCTAAGTACCTATCATCAAACTCGTCATATTTATCCGCTGCATCGGTAGCTGAACCTGCCGCTGCTGTAGCACTTCCCGCTGCGGCTGTAGCAGAAGAAGCTGCGGCTGTAGCATCAAGACCCGTTTGCACCCTATCAGCCGCCGTAGCAGTAGCATCTAGTCCCGTCTGCACCCTATCGGCAGCAGTAGCAACCGCATCAGCAGCAGTAGAGGAGGCATCAGCGTTGGTTGCAATTACATCTAGCCCTGTCTGAACTCTATCAGCGGCAGTTGCTATGGCATCGGCAGAAGTAGCAGCAGCATCAAGACCTGTCTGCACTCTATCGGCAGCGGTAGCAACCGCATCTGCATTGGTCAAGATTACATCAGCAGCGGTAGCGGCAGCGTCAAGACCTGTCTGAACTCTATCAGCCGCAGTGGCAATCGCATCAGCAGCAGTGGCGGCAGCATCTAAACCTGTCTGCACCCTGTCTGCCGCAGTAGCAATCGCATCAGCAGCCGCTGCATTCTCACTGACTAAAGCCGCTGCTGCACTAGCCGCCGCTGCTACTGCACTGGCTGCTGCCGCTGCTGAAGTACCAACCCAATACGCAGGTGACGTTGCAGGGTCATTGCCAGTGTTAGAGTTTTGGAGAGACGTATATAACACTCCGTCTGTGCCGACTGCGTTCATGCCAGTTTCGTATGTAGTAGTCGCTAACCAAGCAAAGCTCAATCCAACCCAGTACGCAGCCTGCGTAGAAGGGTTTTGATTCAGGTTAGAGTTCTGGAGGGATTGATATTGCTGGCTACCATAGGTAACTACATCACCTGTTGAATAGGTAATGCCAGCATTCCACTCTACCGAATAAAGCAAAGTCCAAGAACCCGTCGTAGTCACAGGGTTGTTGTTCTGGTTGCCGTTAATCAAGGATCGGTAGTAAGTACCATCAGAGCCTAGAACAACGTCTACTGCGTTGTAAATCTTAGTAGCTACCCACTCATCACCGAAGTCCGTACCAGTTTCGCCAGCAGGGTCGCGTACAGCTATTTGTACGTCATCGTTATCAGTGAGAATAACCTTGGCAACACCATCAAAGAAGATGTTTGGTTGACGACCAGCAGCAGACAACAGAACAGGGTTAGTGTTCGGGATAGAGTTGTTGATGTCAGCATAGGTAGTCTTTGGAGTCGTAGTACCTGACTCATAGAAGTACAGCTTGCCTTCTACTAAAGGGTCGCCAGCGTCATCTAAGTATTGGTCAAAATCGCCGAATCGTGCCATTATTGTTCACCTGTTATTTGAGTGGCTGCGCCTGCGCCAGCCGAACGAGTTGCTACACTTCCAGCAGGAGATGGCAGTTGCGCCTGTGCGGTTTGCTGCATTTGTCGCTGAATAGAACGAGCTGGAGTTAATGTGGCAGTCACATCAATATTTTGCTTAACACCTTGAACAAAGTCGCTAAAGAGCGGAATAGAGAATCTGCTAACCCTTTCCTCTAACGCCTTAATTGCTTGTCCACTTGGGCCTTTACCTAAAGCCGTGCCTCTTACTGGTTCTCTTAATCTTGCGACCTTCAAGATGTCATCTAAAAACTTTAACTCTTCTTTTGTAAAAAGAGCTTCTAGCTTTGGACGGCCTATTTTATCTAATGCTTTTTGCAGCTTGTCTCTGCTTAGAGCCTGAATCCCTTGAGCGTCCATAGGCCCAATAAATGAGGCATCTTTAATCCAGTTTAATGCGTCTTTACGCAATGTAGACCAAGCATTAGCCCCAGACTTTATCTGTCCTTCTGATCCTGCAAGAAGGTAATTTTTCAATTCAAGCAAATCATCAGCTTTAACAGTGTTCGATAACACGGCCTTATTAAATACATCATCTGGCTTGATTTTGTTTTCTAGAATGTCAGAAATAATGCTCTTGTCATTCTTATCAAATTTATTTCTAGCCTGCTTGCTCATACCTTTATGAAAGTCAGTCTTGGCTTTTCTTGCTTGTTCAAAAAAATCTTGACCAGCAGAGCGAGTCACATCATCGTCTATCGAGTTCTTCAGCCGCCTTGCAATAACTTTGCCTTGTGTATTCAAGTTAGGCAAAAGCTGATTAATGTACTGTCTAATCTTTTCGGCTTGCTTTACAGTAACAAGCTCTGGCTTCTTGAGATTAATACCTTGATCTTTAGCATAGCCACGAACAGCTTTGACAAAACCATTAGTTAATCTGTCTTCTGGGGTTGCCCTTCGCACTGACCCTGCAAAGCCTCTTAGATCAACAACAGGAGTGCTAGGCAGAGAAGCATCTATAGTTTGGTATAGTTTAGATATTTCTGAATCTAAAGCGACAGCCTTGTTTGTAATTGCATCAGTAATGGCAGAACCTGTCGTGCCTATATCACCATCAGCGCCACGGATACGGACATCAAACGCATCTGATAATACAGCTTCTTGCTCTTCTAAAGCACCTCTAACCCCTGTGCTAGTTTTAGCAAGCTCCTGCTGAGTCTGAAAATCTGAAGGGTCTCTGGTTACTTGTGCGCGTGTAGGCTTTAAGCCCATTCCAGATAAAGTATTATATCTTTCAGCTTGCTCTGCGGTAAGTTTGCCAGCTTTTGATAATTCGCTTAAAGACTCTACGGCAGTATCTGCTTGCTGCCCAGTGGCTGATTCAGCGACTTCTAATATCTCATCTGCTACAGCCACCTCAACATCTTTAGGCGTAACGCCAGCATTCTTCATATTGGTAATTGCTTCGTCTGTAAATTGACCAGACTCATTCATTACAGGCTTGGTTACCGACTTATTAGCAAGTTTGCTATAAATTTTAGAGCCAGCAGAAAATAATCCTCTGCCAAGCACATCACCAAGAACAGCTAAGGTTGGAACAGTAAATAAGCGTGAAGCATCTGCTTCCTCTCCCCTCATAGCTTTTCCTGTTTCTTGTGTAGCAGCTTGCCCCAACCCAACAAGACCTTGTGCAGCAGTTTGCACTAAAGGTCTAGCTGCTTGCGTTATAGAGCCTGCTGATAAATATGGCGCTACTTCTTCCACAACGCCCATTGTGCCGCTTATTGCTCTTGGAATATCTTGCAGAGTGAAAGATGGAGTATTTATGTATGCTCGGCTTCCAGTGCTAGGTGATGCAATTACTGCGTTGCCATACTTGTCTGATTCAAGCACTGCATCTGAGTATTCAGAAAATAACGGCAATGCCTCATCAGTTGCCATTCCTCTAACTTGCGCTAAAGCTTCTTGTGGGTCTGATGAAAGATTAAGAGAAGCAGGGAATTCACCAATATCTTCACGCTGTGGAGACACAGTGCGTTGGATAATATTTCTATTATCTTCAATTAAGCCGCTTTTACGAGCAGCGTCAAGTAATCGAACGCCTTTTTCCGTAAGCTCTGACTCGCGGCCCTCATCTACAATATTTTGTAGACCTTGTAATATCTCATCTCTACTAGCCATATTACCCGCCGTTTAGTAAGCCTTCATTTCTCAATGCTTCATCAAATACTGTGGTGCTTCGCCAATCGCCTGTGCGTGTAGAAGGTCTGCTGACAGCGCTAAGATCGACCTCTTTAGCTAATAAGCCTTTTTCTAAGTTATCAATAATGGTATTGAGCTGCTGAGTAAATGCAGCCTCCCCAACGCCAGTATCAAGACCAGAAGCAGCCTTTGACAAAAGAGCCAAATCTGACTCACTTAAAACGCCTGTCATTCTACCAAGATTTCCCAAGGTTAAGAGGCTTTGCAAGTAATCTAGCTTAGACTCAAACTCTACAGTGTCTTCACTAATAGACGGTAATCGTGAAGATATAGGGCCGACGGCACCTTTTAGTCCTGCTTTATTATCACGAAGCTCTTTTGCAATCATGTATGCAGTCTTGGCTTCATTAACAATCATTTGCTCTTGATCAGTAAGAGCTTGTTGTTCTCGGTCGAATTCAGTTGCTTTTCTTTCTCTGTCTGCTTTTTCGGCTTCTGCAATCATTTTGTCAGCAGGGCTTAGTCCAGCCAGATAGGCTTCCTCAGGTGTTGGCTCAGCAGCGCCTGTTCGAGATGGCTGTGCTTGCATAGTCGGCTGTGTTGACTCAGCCATGCCTGCCTGACTTTCCTCATATACAGTTCTTCCTGTATCCCTGTAACGAGTAACGCCCATACGGTCTTGATATGTTTGTCGTGTTTCAGGCTTTGTCGGCTCAACATTGCTATATATGACTTGATTATCTGGCCCAAGCAATACTTCACCTTTACCAACCGTAACATTAGGTTTAATTGCTGGCTTAGGTATAACTCCATACAATTGACCTACAGAATAAGACGTATCAAGCTGATTCTTTAGCTGTTGAATAGCAGAAGTATCACCTGCTCTAGCTGCGTCAGCTAACTGAAGCATCTGCTGAGAGTCACGAGTATTAACGCCCATAGGAGTTAGAATCTCTAACCTGTCTCTAGCTATATCTGCGATAGCTCCAAAGTCACCTGCGTCAAAATACTGCTTAGCGACAGCGACATCTTGGAAGAAAGTCTTTTTACGGGCCTCCTCACGCTTTGCATCAGCATCCTGACGCGCCGTGTCCATGTCAGCCATTTTCATCTTATACAGGTCTTCTTGCTGCATACGCTGCTGGAACTGAGGTATCTCGTTTTTAAACGCTGCGCCTATTCCTGATAACGCTCTTGCTACGTCAACCATTATCCTAGCTCCGCAATTGGCGTTGAATACAATGTGGGATTGTAGTTCATTGTCGATTGTTGGTTGGGGTTAAAATACCCTTGAGGAAAGTAACCACCAATGTTCATGTTCGTGCCATAGCCACTTGGTTGTTGATTAGTGTTTTGATTACCAAACAAGCTATATCCAGCAGCGGCTGCTTGTGCTGCATTGCCTACTTGAGTTCCATAATCAGGTACAAACGCAGGAACATTACCTAGTCCGACCATTGCGCTACCTGTGCCTGTCAGCATATTAGCCTGATTACCGCTGTAACCTTGTTGCGCTTGTGCCTCGGCAGTGGCTGCGTTGTTTGTCAGGCTGTTAATGTAGTTCATTTGGCCCTGAGTCAAGTTGGCAAGGTTAGTGGCTTGGCCTTGTTGAATGCCACCGAGTAACTGAGCAACAGAGCCTGCTTGATTAGCTAAGTCTCTTCCAGCCTGTGTTCTGCCACTCGCCAAGTTAATGCCAAGATTCGAAATGGTACTAGCAGCAGGTAATCCGGTGCTGAGGTTGTAACCAGCTAACTGACTGCCTAGATTAGCCCTAGTGTTTAATTGATTAGCTCCGTAACCTTCTGCGAGTCTGGCTAGGTTGCTTCCTTGGTTCAGGTAGGCATCTAACCCAGCAGTGCCTTGAAGCTGTGCAATATTAGCAAGATTAGAACCTTGGTTCTGGTACAAGTTAGATTGATTAGCGCCTAACTGAGACGCAATGTTAGCCAAGTTTGTGCCACCTGTAGTGGCAACATTTGACGCATTGGTAGCAGCGTTAAAACCTTGTCCTGACAATGCGCCTAGATTCTCTATCTGCTGTTGCAGTCCTTGTGCGGCTAGACCCTGCCCAAAGCGTTGCAATTCTCTTTGAACATTGCCACCGCCCAGACCACCAGTAGCTGCTGCACCAGAAAGATTGGCCCTCATGCCTTGTTCGCGCAAGAACGCCATCTGTGGAGATTCTTGGTACGCTTGGTTGAATGCCTCCTGACCTAACGCGCCTGACAGAGCAAGCTGCTGCTGTAAGGCCGTAGTGCCTGCTTGAGCGTAAGGATCAAACATCGCCTCAGCTCTACCAAAAGCGTCTGTAATATCGCCTCTGGCTTGAGTAGCGCCTGTTTGCAGAGCGTTTAACGCATCTGTTGTACCGCCAGTAATATCAGTTCTGGCTTGACCTAAACCTGCGCCTAAAGCCTCTAAGCCTTGAGTAGTGCCTTGGGTAATGTCTGATCTTGACTGCTGGTACGCTCCTATTAGTTCATCCAAGCCTTGATTGGTCATGCCGAGCATATCGGCTCTACCAGCTTGGTTGATCTGGTTGAGAAGGTTTAAAGCGTCACTAGCACTACCTGTTAAAGCTGTTTCTGCTCCAGCTAGACCTGTTGGGATATCGTCCCCATTACGACCATAGGTTAAGTCTAAGTTGGTAGTCGCGTTGGCGAGATTTATCTCTTCCATCACCCGTATGACATCAGATTCTGGAACACCAAACTGCCTAGCCGCTTGGGCTACGGTCATATTGCCAGAATCTATTGCAGCCTTGACCTGCATAGCGTCTTCCATGCTGTAGTCTTGGTCTGCTGCAATGTTACTAACAAATGAACTAGCTAACTGGTCTGGCGTGTAATTGGCAGTTTGAGAAAGATAGTTTGTCACATCAGAAACAGGCGCATCAAAATACTGTGCGACTTGATCTGAGGTGGCAACACCAGATGAAATCATTGATTCAAGTTTATTGACTTGCTCTGGGGTAAATGACCCTTCGGCATAAACAGACTTAGGAACGCCAGACACAACCTCCATGACATAACTTGGATCGACTTGGAAGTGACTAGACACATCAGAGATATTCACCTGACCTGTGTTGATTAGATCAGTCACAGTCTGCACTTGTTCTGGTGTGTAAGTTCCAGTAGGAGGGATAGCCTGTATCGCTGCTTTAGCTGCTTGATTGTTGATGTTTTGAATAGACGGATTTTCCGTACCCATCAAAACAGGGGGCAGTTGGTCGGCTATCCCAAGATCAGTGGCTGCTTGCGATATCATCTCTGGGGCAACACCAAAGAACTCGCCCATCTGTTCCCTTGAAATTCCCTGCTGGACAGCTTGGTCAAACGCTTGTTTTTGCAAGTCAGCAGGAATGGGCTGCCCTTGGTCAATAAGGTCTTTGACTTGTCTCGCGTAATTTGTTGGTTCTGGTGAAGCCATGTCTATATTCCCTACGGATTTGGGCCACTAATTGCTTTTTGGACTTGATCGGCTGTGACTAATTGAGCCGCCTGAGATTGTGGTGCGGCTTCGCTTTTAGCAGGCTGGCCGCTCCATGTCCTCTTGCCTTGCTCAATCTCATACTTACCAATATTGTCGTAATGCCATCTACCGTAAGACTGAATGTCTTTGTAGTTGGGATTATTGGGGTCGCCTGCTCTAAGTTCTGGTAGCTGTCTCAGGTAATCTTCTTCAATATCTTTGTTTTCATCAAGGTAAGATTGAATATCAGCCTGAGTAGTCGTGAATGTATTCTTAATTGGCTCAATGGCTTTAAAATCTAAGCCTTGCGGTTGTGTTAGCCCAGATAACGCAGAGTAATCCATCTGCGGAGACATAGCCTGCAAAGTGCTGTAATCCATGTCTTTACCAAGAATAGCGTTGCGCTGAAGCTGTAGGCCAGCTAACAGAGCATTTTGGTTCATCATGCCGCCTTGGTTGATCATCTCAGCGGTAGGTTGGAATGTTTGACCAGCTAACCCAAGACCTTGGTTCATTGCCTGCTGACGCACCGCTTGGGCATTTTGGTATCCAACAGGCAATTGCTCCATTGCTGCTTTTGCATACTGCTGAGTCAAGGCTTTATCTTGCGCGTTCTGCGCCTGAGCTTGCTCTGCAATTTTTCTGTTAGTTCTATTGCTCATGGCTGAACCAGCAAGACTAGCTCCACCCAATAATAAAGCTCCACCTACTGCGAATGCCATTATTCTTTCTCCAATAACTGTTCGGGGCTTAACCCCATTTGAATATCTAATAAATCGTAAGTTGGGATAACGTACTCTTGTTCAACCAAATCAACATCTGGCTCTTTATCCCACGGTAAGACATTAATCCATACCGCATCTTCGACTGCGTAAATAGCTTTCTTTACAAGCTCATTAGATACAAACGTATAAGGAGCTTCTATCTCAATTCTGCCTTGATCCGTTACAGCGATGACTTTCCCGTGAGAAAGAATATTCACATTAGAATACTTGTGAATAGCGCCAGTAATGACCACTCCTTGAGGAATGTGTAACTCTCTGGTGTATAGGCCGTAAGAGAAATAATGATTGCATTCTAGCGTTGTGACATCAATGCTGTTATCACTAGCAGCCATAGCGCCTTCAAGGGCTTCCATTCTTTCTCTATGGTCTTGATCTATAACTGCTTGCACAATAAATTAGCCTTATTGAATTTGGTTAATTTTACCACACTTATACCGCAATCCAGCCCTTAGACGTATCGCCTGCAATTGATGGCTGCATCTTTCTGTACTCTATAGAACCACTAACACCAGTGGAGTCTATGTATAAACTGTACTGCCTAGCCTCTACCACGCCTTCTGGCGACCCCACCCCTATAATTGGGATGCTGAGACTAGCATCTTGCGTAAACTGTCTAAATGGCTGCTCCATAGTCCCATCTGCTTGTACGATGGGTTGAGCTGCGTTGAGTCTTGGGCTTGTCACTTATCTCCACCAATAATGTTTGCAGTTAGCTGAATAATCACAGGTTTTACTGCATCAGTTAAAGTGAATCGGAATATCTCAAACCTTGCTGCCCTGCCGTTCCTTCTCCAGATAGCCCTTCTTGTGTATTCACCAATCTTACCGATAGACCGAGCAATAGGGCCGCTCCAAGTCTTTCCGTCCTTTGATCGTTCAAGGACTATCTGAGGGTCAACCACTGCTTCATTGCCCACACCAGACTCAACAGTGAGTTCTAGTGAAGGAAAGAACACGGACTGCATATTGTTCTGGAAAGGCTGCGTAGCCACCCTTCGAACAATCGTATTTCCGTATTCTGTATAAACGTCAGGGTCTAACTCGCCTATACGACCATCAATGATGTCGCCGCAGAGAATCTTGTTATAAGCCTTGACGATTGAAGCAACCCGTAAAGCCCCTAAAGAGCCTTCTAGGAACGATTTACGCTCATGCCACCTCTGGCTTGTTGTATCGTATACAAGCGTTGTAGAAGGCAGTGAGAAGCCGATAAAGTACGCTCCTTTACTGGCATAGGCCCATGAGAAGATATTTCCCACTTGAGTATCTGTCAGAGTGGAGAGTAGCGAGTCTATAGCTGTTGTGGAGATTTTAACTGTAGAGTTGCCGTTCAACGCCCAAATAGCTGGCCCTTCATTCTCTCCACCGCCGACCCACATAAACGTGTCTTGCGCGTTTACCAATGAGTATGGAGCGTAGCAGCCTTTCTGAAGGAATAGACCTGTACGTTGGAAAGGGAAGTCAGCACCGCCTATATTCTGAAAAGCCTCAAAGGTCTGACCACCAGAGATAAACAGTTGGTTCTTGTAGACCACAGGGGCAACAATGTCATCAGGGTCGGACTCGGCAGTACCGAAGTCTAAAGCGTTGTAGCTCAAGCCGTCATTGATGGAGCTTACTATGAACTTCTTAGAATCTGTGGTGATTAAGAAGTAGCCATCTATGAACACTACGAACTGGGGGTTGCCGTTCGCAGTGAAGTCCGAATCTGTGATTTGACTAAACGTGTTTGTAACGTGGTTGTATATATAACCGTTACCATTCGGAACAAGCACCATTAACTGTGTGCCGTTATCAGCCATTGATACACGAGCAGTGCCAGTAACATCACCAATGAACGTCAAAGTGTAGTCGTCACCAGACTCATCTAAACGGTACAGCCTTTCGCCATTGACGAAGTAAGGCTTGCCAGCCATCTCATGCGACCCACGATTGACGTTATTTAGTACACCAGAGGTAGCGAGTTGAACAATGCCTTCAGTGCCGAATAGAGTCTCTTGAGACAAACCAGTACCTTGGACAATGTTTGGATACCAGTTCGTACACTCTTGAGCTGCGATAGGCAGAGAGTCTGATACATAGAAACCATTCGCTATGGGTAACTGAGTTACAGGCATCTAAGAGACTCCGAACAAACAATCCACTACTGTAATATCATTAGTGCTAGAGCCGTTTGAAACGAATATCTCCATATAATCAGATGAGGTCATTGATGCGTTATAGAACACGGATACGTTTCCGCTTGCTCCAGCGCTTACAGTTCTGGTTATTTTCGCTTCTGGAATTACCGTGCCGTTCTTCGCAAATTGAATAGTAAGAACCTGATTTGTTCCTACCGGAACCAGAGTCACCGAAGCCCTAAAAACCACCGTCTCAGTTGTCCCGCCAGTGTAAGTAAGCCTGCCTGTTGTGGATGCAGTGAAGCTTGAGTTCGTCCCCACAACCCATGTTCCGGCTACTTTTACAGGAACATTGATAGTGCTGATTACCGTGGCTGTTGTATTCCCATGCATCGTTACTTGCGCGTATATCGCCTCCGCAATAGACGATATCTCAATACCGCCAGTATTCACTGCTTGGACGCTAATCCCTGATCCAGCGACAATGCTTGCAATTGTTGGAGATGCTGCGGTTGTGTTTAACAGGATCGGCAGACCATCTGCATTAGCTGTAAAGTTGTGAGACAGAATAAGGCCGTTCTCTGCTGAGACGTTTGCCAGTACTCCAGAGCCGTTCTCAATGTTTCTGATCTTGTTTACAGAGCCATCAACATCTAGCACAGGTGCGCCAGTTACCGCTCCAGTTTGAACTATAGAGCCAGTAACACCAAGGTTAGCTACAAAGTTGTCGTAGCTGATCTTGTAGTTAGAACCATTTACAACATAATCTAAATAGCTATTGGCTAGAACCGTATTCTGTTGGACGAATTGACTCTTCTTGCGACCTTGTGCATTACCCGCCATTGGTATTGACCTCCAAACCTATTGCGCCTGTAGTCTCGGCGAGTATCTCTGCTTCTTGATCTGGGTAGAAGTGTCCACTTAATCCGTAGGACTCGTTTTCATTGCCAGAGCCGATTGGTAACGTAGCAGGCAGTTTACTGGCCCTGATACGCTGACCTATTGTCCTCATGGTCTGCATACCCTGACGCGCTGCCAGAGCTAGACCCTCTGAAACCACGCCTCCATAGTCAGGTGCGACTTCAATCGCCATGTTAGCGATTATGCCTCGTAACGCACCAGTAGGGACTGTGACTTCATCACCGAGGCTATCCACCACGGTATAACCCAAGCTAATGCCCTGAGCATCTAGCTGAGCCATGTAATTATTTAGAGCGAAGATATAGTCTTGGTATTCATCAGGCTCAAGAGGAGCCTCTGATGCTTGTACCAGTATTCGCTGAAGCGATGCTTTTGCGACTTGAGCAACAGTTGCCATTATTCATACCTTGCTGATTTAGCGCCTTTGCACTTCCACCGTTTGCGGCTTAGGTTGTTTGGCGTATTAGGATCGTTCTGCTTGTCTTTAGGTAAGCCCTTCTTAATACCTAATGACCTAGCACAGTATGAGTCGCCCTTCTTTGTACCAGCGCGTACTCGTGGCCCACCATCGCTTGCTTTACCAGCTTGTCCGTAAGAAACCTTCTTACCAGACTTGGTGACTTTGACCTTAGCTTTGCCTTTGTTTGGTTTTGCCATAAAGAATCAGGGGGCCGAAGCCCCCTTCCTCAGTCAGTCGCTAGACCCCAAAGCCCTTTCCGGCAAACAAGGGGTTAAACGTGGCGTACGCCGGAAGCAAATCGAAACGAATCTTTTGAGTATTCGCGTCACCGTCTGCGTACTTAGATACTCGGATTGACATACCGTCACTTGTAGTAGCGATTGTGTCAGTTGAGTAGAGCTTAGGTAGCTTAACAGTACCCATGCCGAACGCTTGCTTCGTGTAGAAGAGGTTAGGCTGGTACAGAGTTGAAGCAGCACCAAGGATAGTTACAACCGCAGCCTGTGCAGGAGCAGCGTCTACGTTGTTGTACTGACCGTTAGCTTCGTAGATAGCCGCACCTGAAACAGTAACAGTCGCAGCGTTGCCAGCGATAGTCACATCTGCGAGTACAGTGCCTGTCCAAGGAACAACAGCGCCAGTTGCGTCAAGCATAGGCTGACGAGTAGCTACGTTGAGACGGTTAACGCCTGCGATAGTTACCATGTCACCAGCTTTGATAGTACCAGTACCCAGACCGTTCAAAGAAAGAACCTGAGTCATAGTGTCTTTAGCTGTGACGTAAGTTGCGTCAGGAGCAGTAGCCAAAGCGCCAGCACGATCAGTAGTAGAACCTGAAGTGTAGCTAGGCAGTGCGTTAGAAGTAAGCGCCATCATGCCACCGAAAGATTGGCTGAT